TCATTTAATCTCTCCTTTCTCTACCATTGTGGAAAGGATTTTGGTGAGGTCTGCCGCTCGGGATTTATTTACTCCATCTAAAGAGTACCATCCCTTGGACGGAGAGGTTACTACCCCACTCTTGTATGCGGAGGAGGTAAGACCATAATCAAGAGATAATCCTTCATTATACATAAGTTTAAACTCACAATCTTGGTATGGCACTGTAACCTTATTTTTAACACACTTAATTGTTCCCTTGATTCCAATCGGATTTTTCATCTCATCATATAAAATATCTCCTTTAGCAGATACTGTTTCTAGTGACACAGCACAATAATACAATAAGGCTTTACCTCCCCCTGCTTTAGTTCTGGGATCACCAAAAACTAGACCAACTTTACTGCGTACCTGATTAACAATAATCAGCGCAGCTTTATGTTTACGTAACAAGGGGTTAATACGGCGGAGACATTGTCCCGCGACTTTAGCTCTCAAGGCACCAGAAATCTCTCCATGAGCGCCTAAATCTCCCTGCATCTCTTTTCGGGTGGGAGATACACCAATGGAGTCGTACCCAATAACAATAGGCGTATCCTTATCTTTCTCACGAATGGCTATAATAGCGTTCTCAATGGTCTCAAAACAATCTTCCATTGTTTCGGGCATCGTATAAATTAACTTCTCAGAATCAACCCCAAGAGCTTTGGCAAAGGAGGGGGAATAGGCGTGTTCGTTATCCACCATTACAGTATAGAAACCCTGCTTCTGCGCTCCTTTAAAGGCGTGGGTCAGGAATACCGTCTTTGCGGTGGAGGATTCGCCGTAAATCTCTGTGATGCCTCCGATAGGGAAACCACCCTTATACTGTCCTGAGATAATCTTGTTTAGCGCGTAAGAGCCCGAATCAACAAACCCAAAGACTTGTTCCTCCTCAGAGAGAAGGTTAGCCCCTTCGAGCCTTTTACAGATGTCATCTAAAATACTAGCCATGACCTATTATAGTCATAGCTAGTAAAATTTGAACGCTACTTTTAGCTATAATCGTGACGAGACACGTCGTATTCCGATATAGGTCCACCTTCTGCGCGGGTGAATGCAAACAGGCAGCCCTGGGCTCTAGGTCCATCCTTGCCTGCTACGGCAAGCTCCCAATTAAACAGATGCCGTCCATCAGCAATATTATTACCGACTTTGTCCAATACATCCCTGCTAAAAGAGAGTTGCTCATTAGCAGCTAGATAAGGTCCATACAAGGCGCCTTCCCAGTTGGCATTAAAAGGGGCATATCCGCGCCAGACCACATTGCGGTCCAGCTCGGGGAACTTGTCCATGGTCTCGTGATCGAGAAGCCAAAATTTCCCGAATACGGTCTCCTGATTATGCGTGTACGAGGTCATGGGGAACCGATCCGTACCAACCGAAGAAACGCCAAAGGTATAGGTCCACCCCATGGTGGTATGGTCTATTTCTGTGTCGGTAGATGACCACGCTCGTCTACTATAAAACTTTTGCGAAGTCTGGAGTTCTCCTGCAGGTCCTAAACCTCCTTCTGTAACAGCACCATAAGTATTACCATTAGCATCTGCGCTGGTTGCCAGAACCGTAAACTTTTGAGGTTGTTGATACGCAGAAGTTGAGAATCTATCATAAGACTTCCGAACGCGCACATTGGCGGTCACCTTACCCCATACTGTGGTTACTATGGGGGAGCCAGAAACAACGGTGCTGGTCGGTACAGTAGAGGATAAACTAAAATCCCTAGGGCTAACATTCTCCCAGCTATACTGGGGTGCGCGGAAATAATTTACAGATAGCCACTGTTCTGTAATACAGTGGGGACCTCCGAAACTACCTGAAGCGCCGACAAATCCTGATGCCGGTGATAAACCTGATACAGTAACGTTTCCGGTTCCGCCTGATACGTTAACGGGAGGGGAGATATTTGTGGGGGAAATTGGGGATGGAGCCATATTATTTTTACCTACCTATATCTAGGTAAGCAAACGACTTCCTATGCATCTTTTACTTAGATTTTTTTGTCTTCTTTCCGAAGAGGCTCTTTTTAGAAGACTTCTCCTTAGGGGGAGGTACTTCCTCAACTTCCTCTTCGACAACTTCTTCGACAACTTCTTGGGCAGCTTGAGCCGCCTCCGCACGAATTCTAGCGAGTCTTGCTCTGCGTCTTTGGTGTATATTTGCCATGCAATTATATAGTACCACTAACACCTACATTTTTGGCGGTTTTTGGCGCTTTCTTTTTAATCGCTTTTTTCATGGCTTTAGATTGCGTTTTTACTTCTTCATACAAAGGCGCCAAGCCCGCGCATTTAAGAACGCCAGGAAGGTCTATTACTTCCCCGGGAACCACTCTCCGTAAAACTCCTAAATCCACGTACACATCTATAGTCTGAGTATTTTTAAATTTCATTTTTCAATCGTTTCTCCACCATTTCTTCTATCATAGTTTGGAAGGTGTACTCCGGCGACCACCCTAACTTATTGGAAAGTTTAGAGGGATCGCCTCGCAGAGTGTTTCCTTCGGTAGGGCGGTAGTATTTAGGGTCGATTATAACATAATCAGAATAGTTTAAACCGAGCTTAGAAAATACAATCTCGCACACCTCTCTTACTGTGTGAGTTTCTCCCGTGGCGCATACCCACTCATCAGACGTATCATGTTGTAACATCATCCAGATTGCCCTTACAAAGTCTTTAGCATGACCCCAATCACGACCCGCCTCTAAGTTTCCTAATGCCAGTGTTGTCTGTTGTCCTCTATAAATTTTAATAGCCCCTTCTACAATTTTGCTCGTAACAAAATCTATCCCGCGACGAGGCGATTCATGGTTAAATAAAATGCCATTTACTACAAACATATTGTATGAATTACGATAAACTTGACATAAGTTGTAGGCGTATAGCTTACCGCAAGCGTAGGGGCTCACCGGGCGCATCGTCGTAGTTTCGGACCGTGTGTTGTTTCCTTCGTGCTCGGTCCCGTACATCTCGGAAGAACCAGCTTGGTAAATTTTAGCGGACTTGCAGTGCATACGTGCACATTCCAAAATAGTCTGTACTCCTATCAAGTCATTTTGTATAGTGAGGATAGGTTGTTCAAAACTAATCTTAACATGAGATTGGGCGGCAAAGTTATAAATTTCGTCAGGGATCACCTGCTGGAACAGTCGAGCCATTGCGCTCATGTCAGTTATGTCTATACTTTCTAAAATAAAATTCTCATTATCAATAACCGTGTTTAGGCGGGGGAGTGTAGCATCTATCGATGAGTGATGACGATGAATCCCCCATACTTTATAACCTTTCTCTAAAAGTAACTCAGCGAGGTAGGAGCCGTCTTGTCCTCCGACCCCCGTAATAATTGCTTTGCGTGTATTTTTCATTAAATTTCTACCGGTTCTACTCCTTCTCCTACGCACGGGTAAGGAGAATCGCCTTCGATTATTTCAAAAGACGGACATGGGACAATAAACTTGCCTCCTTTATTTAAGTACTCAGACTCCCTTATCTTAAACTCATTAATGAAGTGCCACGGGAGAACCAATAAGTAGTCAGGCTGCACTTCTCTCATTTTATCCTCAGAATAAATGGAGATATTGGTACCAACTGTCTTTAACCCATACTTATAAGGACTTCGTTCGGCTATACCATCAATATCCGAGCTATCTAATCCAAACCATTGAAGTAATGTATTTCCTTTAGTGGATGCACCATACCCCCAAATAGTTTTTCCTTTACTCTTTTCCTCTCGAATAAATTTCACTGTTTTATTTTTGAGCTCTGTAATCTTTTCAAAAAATATTTTATATGTCTCGGGGTCAGTAATCCTTTCTTTTTCTTCTAAGGCTTCAATACTTTCAACTCTATATTTAGCCACATCGCGGTAAGGCGATGTACGAAACTTGGTATGATCGGCTTTATCTTTTCGAATATATAATCTAAAACTTCCACCATTGATATCATTTAACTTACAATCTACTACGTCCATACCCACCTGAGATAGTAACTTCTTCATAGAATTTAAAGTATGGTAATAAACATGTTCATGGCAGATGTTATCGAACGCAAGTTGTCGCAACATTAGTGGGGTGTAGCTCATCTGAATCACTAGTAACCCTTCGTCATCGAGGACCTCGTCAATCTCTTTCAAAAAGGTGAGAGGGTCAGCAAGATCATAAAACATCGCGATAATTGAAATAATTTTGGCTTTCTTATGACCAAACTTAGAATTTTTATAAGCGGCAGCGGAGAAAAAGTCTTGAATTACTAAGTCCGCTAGTTGCGATGATTCTTTATAATAACTATCATCGCAAGGATCTACGCCTACCTTCTTAAAAGTATTAGGGATAAACTTAAACATAGTTCCATCATTACAAGCAATGTCCATGAAAATATCCCCAGGTTTCGTCGGAATAGAAGCTATACAATCCTCCGCAATATTCTTAAGTTCGTGAGTCATTGTAGCATTAATCCCAGAGCGGTACCAATACTTCCCATACATTTTATGTGCGTCTGGAACATCTGTGAGTCGAGGAGCCTCAATCCCTTCGTCCATTACTAAAGTAAGAGGAGATTTATCCGAAATATTTCCTGTTGCGAGGTCATTATCTGACACAAAATCGGACACATGAATGTCTCCCAAGCTAAAAAGTTGGTCATGAAACTTAAAATACTTAATCATATCGTATTATAGTTCGTTCCGCGTATAAAAATCGTTTATTTTCCAACGTTCTTTAAGAACATACCCGTGCTCACTCATATACTTTTCTATATCCGCGTCTGCGTAATTATTTTCTACTACGAATAGTTTCACATCGTAAGCAGAGAAATCGAATCCTTTTAGCACATCTAATTCGGTGCCTTCGGTGTCGATAGAAATAAAGTCTATTTGTGATCGATTGTGGAAAGGGGTTCCCTTTACGGTATTTTCCAAAATATATGGCAACGTTCGGACCGGGACTGCCATATCTTCGCTCCCATTTATAATATGTTGGTGGGCTTCTACTAACCTCTTGTCAGGTTTGAGAGATGATAAAGAGGACATAATACTTTTTTCTCCAACATCAAAAATAGTAAGAGTAGCTGTGCTACCTTCTTCACCCGAACCAACCGCGTAATAACGAACCAATTGGCGGTGAGCCTCTAAAGATTTAGAAAAGCCCGTATTGGGCTCAATACACAAAACATCCCAACCAAGATCCTCAAAGTATTTCGTATTAGACCCTTTAATGCCATCGGCAGCACCTACCTCGATACAACACCCCCGGGATTGGTTGGGAAAATATTTTTCAATAAATTTGTCCGTCTCCCACTGTCCATAATATTTGGAAGAAGCAATAGAGTCAATTTCCTCTTTATTTTTATCTACATTATAAGTCATTTCTTTTTCTCCATTCTTTTTGCATACGCTTAAAGACGTTGATTTCGTCTTCTCCTACATCCTGCATCCATGCCTGTGGACCTGTATTTTTAGATTGTTCCCAACACGAAATAATGACATCATTGAATCCTCCCCTACGTGCCGCATCTAAGTTAGGATAAATACAGGCTTCGTGTGCGAGTCCTGGAGTAAGTAATGTGCGCCCTTCCGTAGGATGAGAGTTAGCGGTAGTTTCAAAAGCATGTGGGGTTCGAGCTCCTCTACTTTCCGCCAACTTCAAATATTTAAGAAGATGCGTACGTGTCCACACACAAGGTAGTAGAGAGGTAGTTACGAGGGCATGAGGGGCGTTAGAAGCGAGGTACCAATTACCTTCTAACAAAGACTCGGCTCGGTCCATGTAATCAGGCTGTAGATATAACTTATCACCTTTGCCCTCTTCGAGAAGTTTCAATCCTTCTAATAGCCTCAGACGATGTGCCTCTAACAAAGGTTTAATAGGGTAATGGTCCTCAAAACACATTAAAAAATAATCGTCAGGGCATCTTTCAAAAAATTCGATTAGGGGCTCACACCACCCACGTCCGTCATCTTGGTCACCCATAGAATGAAACGAGAAATTTTCTTGCAATTCTATATCAGGTTTATCAAAACCTAGAACTACGCTCTGCACCTCAGATGCCCAGTTTTTTCTAAACAACTCCATGTAACCTTCTAATAAAAAGCTATACTTGTTGGAAGTTATTACATAATTTTTTAGTTTACCTAAATAACTCATTTGTCTTCCCCACTATAAAATTTATTTTTTCCGGTCCCCAACAAATCATCAGCTGTTAATTCAAAAGTAGTATTTTTGGAAGCGGCTTTGTCCACTAATACACGCAATCCAGCATTAATTTGGTCTATTAAATTATTACGTTCTCTATTTGTTCCACTTACTTTAGCCAAAAATTCTTTCATTCTATCCTCGGGAATATCGGCTATATCATTGTGCCAATCCCGTCGCTGGTCTTCAAGGTTCCATAACCTAATATTAGCTATGGTAAGTTTATCCATAAGGTCTCCTATTGTGTCTGCCATAGTTCTATAATTCGTTTAGCTTGTGCTACAGTAGTTTGGTGTTGAGCCACATGGTCGTATAACCCTTGGCAGTAGGTTCCGTAAAGTTCCTCCGTCATGGAATTATGTTGAACGAGGTGGTAAACCTCTCCAATCATCTTTTTGGGATAGTCCGTCATCGTATAAGGGGGGCAGTCGTCTATATCGGGGAAAAAGGGCACACATTTGTTAGCCATAATCTCCAAGTGTCTCATACAGTCCCACCCACCTTTCTTGTGCGTGATGCCATAAAGACTTTTCTCATAATCACTATAATACTCTTTCTCTGACTTAAAGGTGTAAGTTTCTAGTTTTCCAGGTATAATCTGCGCCAACTCTTTTTCTTTTTTGGCTGTCCGGTCCGGAGGAACTAATTTTTCCTCAGGGATAGAGAAACTAATCGGGTGTAACATACTATGAGGTTCTTCTACAAGCTCTCTTTTAAAATACATATGTTTTCTATATTGTTCGAGTAGCTCATCTAAATCATGCCCATCAATAATAACAATCTCATTATCTTTGTAGTGCTGACATACTTCCTCGTAGTGCCTCGTTGAGCGGTACATACGTGAAAAAATAACACAGTCGTAAACTTTATTTTTTAAGTTTTCTTTTAGGTCGGCTTCCTCTATAACATTACGAAGCCCCGGCTCTAAGTTCCCACAAAGAGTAAACCCTTTCCCGTGGAAATTATTTGCAAACTCCGGAGGGATATCCGTGTACATATGAAACTGGTCATACAATGTATGCACATCTTTACCTAGTAACGACTTAAGACCATGGTACACACAATCTCCCATGTAATCCACCGTTCTACTTACTGGAGCAATAGAAGGGTCCCATCCAAAAAATAAAATTTTCATTAGTATCCTTGTTTATTCTCTAAGTGGTTTGTGTTTCCATCACCTCTGTACCAGTGATAGACATATAAGTGGTTCATTAAACCTAGTTTAATATTAGACTCTCTACATCGGATATGTAGCTGTCCATCTACACCTAGCATTCCTTCGGGGGCACCACCCAATTCCTTCCACACCGATTTCTTCACAATCATTACAACTCCAGACATATAAGGGGCATCCGTTACGTCAGCTACGCTGGCTAGCATATTGGGGCTCACTTGGGAAACCTCTCTACCTATACTCCGGTGGTAGCGCATATCATGGTTCTCTTCATCTACACCACCCATTTTTTGCCACGCACTTCCAATCCGATTGGTTCGACAGGTAAAGAAGCCGTACTCTGGATTCTCGTCTATTGTTTTTTCAATAGTACTCATCCAGTCAGGAGTAGTGAACATGGCGTCGTGGTCAAGAAACACCGCCCAATCGTCATCCTCTAATAAATTCATGAATTTATTGTAAGCACCTCCTAGATTCTTTTCCAAATCGTAGGGTATTAGAGTGTAGATGTTCATTTTAAATCGGTAATTGCCTCCAGCAACTTTGAATCCAATTCTTTGCGTAATAGTTCGGCGTTAAAAACAACGCAGTGCCCTCCAATTTTTCCGTCAGGGGGAGTTAGGGTAGGACGTATTACATGGTCCATCCATAAATCACGGTACCCATCGTTATAAGTTTCGTTGTAGTGGGTTTGTGCTTCCTCAAAATCAACTCCGTGTTCATCACAAAGTTTTTTGGCATAGTCATGCCACGCAATACACACCCCATAATAAGAGGTGTCTAGTAACTTTGCTATTTCAGTTGCTTTGGCGCTTTCATAAACTTTACACTCAACACCTAAATCATGCTCGAAGTGGGTAGCGGCAGTATGTGCGCAGGGACCCCCAAATATCTTTACAAAAATTTTAATTCCTTTGTCTAGTTCGGGATGAATGCCTCTGATGGGGGAATGTGCTACGTTCGGGTGGGAACATGCAATTTTGTCGATGGTCCCCGGTGGTACGGTTGAATGAATGATAGTTATTCCAGGCTTTAATGTATCAATATACTCAGTCACCTGGGCTACAAAATCATAGCTGTAAGGAATACAGATGTTCAAAACGTCAACCCCACCTAAATTATCATCCCGGTCTAGATCTTTAATCAGCGGGTAAAATTTATTCTCAACATAGACTTTATCTAAGCCTTGTCCAATTTCTCCGTATCCAATAATTCCTATAGTTTTCATAGCTCTAATAATTCTTTCCAAGCATCGAAGATTTTGTCTTCATCCCATAATTCAAATTCGGTTGTAGCGTTTTTATTACCATGGTACTTAATACCAGCACGAATACACTCCGCACGAACTCGACCAAAGGCTTCTGGGAGTTCGTCAGAATTAGATTGATAAACACAAGAGATAGAGTCGTAGATTTTTTGTCTATCCAGCTCCATGCCCATGTATATCACGTTCTGATTATAGTTTAACACTGGTTGTATAGCATCATTAAAGTACTTTTCATCTAAACTATTACCGTAAATTAATACTTTTCTGCAACCGTCATCAAGAGCCCTCTTAACAGATACATGAGTCTGCTTTAAAGGACACACAGTACCGATGACCCCAGCTATCCCCTCAGGATGATTACCTGAGTCCTTAACTCCTCTGATGGTGTTGGGGATCACGATACCTTCCTTACCCTGCCACTTCATCTGGTCATCACTGATAAACCTAATCTTATCGAATCCAGCAGTCTGTTCCTCTAGCTGTTGTAGAGGGAAGATAGCTTTTTCATGACAGCTTAAAATAATCTTTTTGGGTAGAGGATGTCTTTCATTCAAATGAATAAAATGACCTATAATAATATCCCCCTCTTCCATTTTAAAATTGTGGATGAGATCCCCTTTACATTTGTCCAAGTGCCAGGGGTGCGGACCATAAAAGGTGCATGCGTGACCTCGTTCATTAAGTAAATCACAAAGCTCCATTAAAGAAAAGGTTGAGCCACCTTCTTTTGACCAACCACTAATTATTTTTATTTTATTCATGTTCTCTCTCCAAGAATTGCCAAATATCCACATCATAGCACTCATTGTCTTGAAGAAAAACATCTTCTAGTTTTCTTCCTACGCCGGTAGTATATCTGAATTTGGGGTCACGGGAAGGGACATCAGCCCTACCACGTGTTAATTTAATTTCATACTCCTCTTTAGACTTTACCCAGTAGTGGTTAACGCGAAACAGTTCAGCGGTTGCTGGCTCGTTAAAGGGTCCCGGACACGGTTTCTTATGTTCGTTAACTGCTCCGCCTTGTGCGTACAGAAAGGAATGAGGGTTACCTGCGGGACAGAGAGTGAACTGGGGTTGTACTATAGACTTTACATGTTTATTCACCATTTCCCCACGGCGTGTATAGTTAAGAAGAACTCCCCCAGAGGGTCGTTTTTGGTGACCGTTAGACCCAAAGAATACTTCATTAACAGCAATACCTGCGTACTGCTCAAAATCTTTCAATCGAGTTTTGAGCACTCCGTTAGGGGCAAACAAAAACTCATCCAAATCAATAAATGCCATCCACTTAGACTGGTCCCTATACGCTGTAAGAGCATTATAGTAACAAGCCATCTGACACATGTCCATCGTGTTGTAGGAGTAGGTAACCTCTCCAGACTGTATGTAAGGCAGAAGAAGCTCCTTAGTGTAGTCCGTACTCCCGTTATCATAAAGATAGAAGTGTTCTACCCCAACTCTTTTGTGAAATTTCAGCCACTCTTCTAGGTTAGGGGCTTCATCCTTAATTATAGCTACAACGCTTAAGTAATTCATTTGCTCAAAGGATTTTCTAATGTTACTTCCGAGGGATGGTCAGGTACCTTAAGGGGAGATGCTTCATAACCTTTCGCCGCTTTTAAAGCATCTTCCTTCATATTCATAAGCTCTCGGTATAGGTCTAGCCTACCCCCAATAACTTTGTTGATGTCATATAAATCATCACATAAAAGTTTCAAATTTCTACCCATCTCTTCCACGTGCTTAGGGTCTTTAATGCATTTAGTTAAGATCCTGTTCCACTCAGACTTGGAGTTTTTAGGGTCAATCAAATACCCTGTCTCACCATTAACAATAAGTTCGTCATAACAACCAACATTAGTAGCAATAAGAGGGACACCGTATCGAGCACCTTCAATGGCTTTAATCTCTGATTTGGATTGGTTGAAGGGGTTATCGTCTAGGACTGCTAAGTTAATATCGATGTTGGTGTACATAGCACCATATTGATTAGGTGCCATGGCAGGATAGACACGATAATTCCTATGTCCTTTGAATCCCGTTTTAAAAACTCGTTCATAACCATCCCAAACATCCTGTTGCCAATCAGGTTCAGGTCGTCCTGTTTTTTCATTAACAGGCATTTCAGGTCTACCATAGAATCCCCAATGTACTCTTTCCTTCCCTACCTTCTGATTAACGAGGTAGGGGATACCGGCGAAATGTTTTACGTCTACGTCATGGTGTATGCCACCTACCCAACCCATACGGGTTAGTTTCTTTGGTTTAGGTTGTTTGGCAAGGTTCCAATGAGGTAACGCGTAATCAATAGTATTCTTGATTACTACGAGGGCTCCCCTAACAAATTCTTGGATATACTCAGCGAATTTACGTTGCGTTACCGTAACTAAATCTACATTATTATAAATGTACTTAGTTACTTCATCTAACTGCTGTTCCTTATAAACCTTAAAGAGTCGGTGTCCTCCATACAAATCAGTCAGGAGGTCATCAGTATCAAAGTGAGTAAACTTCCCAAATTCATGTGCCTTCTGTAAAATATTTGCGGTGTACATTCCACCAAAATTATGAATATTCTGCGTAAACACAACATCCGCCCACTTTATGTTTTCGTACTCGAAGTCAGGCGGAGTCTGGCTTTTCTCCTCTGCATTCCAGTTTAATGGGTTATCATCCCAACGAATTTCTACATCGTCAGGATAAAGCTCCGCCAACTTCTCCATAGGAAGGAGGATGCGATAGTAAGCGCATCCTCCATGGTTACTTGGGCAAGCTAAAATCTTTAGCTTATCAGACATACGTTAATCCACCTTAAGGTCTTTTAAATGTGCCATGTAATCATCACTATCTGGCGCTTTGGTTTGGGAAGCGAGAATATCGGGATGAGTTCCTTTGGCATCAGCCTCCAATTCCAACATCATACCCTTAAGCTCATCATAGTCAGCGACCTTAATAAGACCGTGAATATCATGAAGTTCATCCATATAAATTGCGTTTTCAGCATCACTTCCAGCAGTACTTGATTTTGGTTTTGGCGAAGACTTATCATAGTTTGGCCACTGTCCCTGTGTATCTTTAACAATCTTGAAATCCCAACCTTCTTTTAGGTCAGTAATATCCCCAAAATCTTCGTCAAAGAAACAGTCGAGAACCTTCCCGAAAAGCTTTTGTCCTACTGACAGAATCTTAACCGTATTATCCCTACGATCTACCACGTTCATGTAGTACCGCTTACGCGACTTGATTTGACGTGCAAGGTCTTGAAGCTCTTTTCCTTTAGGAGTCTCTTTACCGATAGCGTTAATTTCTTTCCACATGTTATAATAAGTATCACATACAGGACACTTACCATCTTTCACACGTGGGCAGTGATAATTCTTGTCATTAAGACGATGAATTGCAGTTTCAGCGTAAAATTCTTGGTTTGCTTCATCCTTTGCAGGAAGAACACGCACCACAGATGTACCTTCGTCCATCATGAAGAATTTGCTCAGGAAATCGGAGTTGCCTCCACCGCCGGAATTATTAATCTCGGCATATTTTTTTCTTAGTTGTTCGATGTTAACCATAGTTTTTAAAGTTGTTCAATTAGTTTAGCTTCCGCTCGTTTGTTTGCGGACAGCTGTATTATTATATCCTTTTGGTGGTCCAAACTGGACACAATATTCTTACATAAATTAAATTTATGTGCCTTCACCACGAGACCGCGTTGAAGGGTTTGAAGCTCTGGTTGAATCTTTAGATAGGCATCTAAAGCGCGGTCAGTCGTTTTAAGACCCGACTGCTTCATATCCTCTCTACGTGCTTCGCGAAACTCTGCTTCCCTTGTCTCACATATCAAATGGGCTCGATCCATTTCCTTTTTCGCGTACGCCATTACCCCTGCAAAGAATGCAAAGGTGGAAGGATGTTTGGTCATCGCCTCCTGGAAGTTATACTCAGAAATAGCAATGTACTTCTTAGTAATCTCCATGTAAGAATCTTCAATGTTATCGTAAATTTCTTTTATATCAATCATCGTTTGTAAAAATAAATCGAAATAGTTCAGGATTTAAACCTGCCATTTGTTGTATCATATTTGCGGTGACGGTGGTTAAAAACTCATTACCCAGTGTAGGAATCTCATCATCATCGTTCAATCCAAAAATCTCATACCCAATATGACAAATCTCATGAAACAAAGTTCCTTTATAATCCTCTGGACGTTGGTTAGGATCAACAGTTAGCAGATACTTATGAAACTCTACACACCCATAAAGATTATCTTTTTTTAGAGACGATTGTTTGATATCAAAAGTTTTAATACCTGTGAATACTGTCATAGGATGAGTATACTTAGGAAATTTTTTACTCATTGTTGTGTGATTGTTAATCGGGTATAATCGATTCGGATTGGTACAATGTAACGTGCCCTACCGTTTCGCGATTTCATGACAAACATACGAGCCTTACCCTCGTCAAACTCCTGTTCTTTTTGGTTGATAGAAAACGCCAAATCACATACACGAATCTTACCATAAGAATCGGCTAACTCAGCATCAGTAATAATCTCGACTTCTTTACCTTTACGGTTCGTTTGGGTAGCAGTCCACACAAGACATTTATGCTCTACAGCAATACCGCGAAGCTCTTGTGCAATACGCTCCTGTGCCATATACTCAGACATGCTAACATCAGAATTCGTCATCAATTCAAGATAATCAATGACAATAATGTCGGGGGTAAAATCTTCGTAGTTACGCAACTGGTTTAAGTATGCACGAAAACCGGCTATCGTAAGTCGTTTAGTAGGAAACTCTTTAATCTTCAGTCGTCCCATATTCGGAGCGGCTTCTTGCATTTGTCGGAGGCGGTCATTAAGCATCTTAACACCGTCTTTCAACTGCGGTTGTTTAATACGAGTAAAAATACTATCCAAGCGTTGAGCGACACGATCCTCTGACATCTCCAAAGAAACGTATAGAACGTCCTTCCCGTCCATTACAGACCGAGCCGCTTGGTTAGCTAAAAACAAGGACTTACCTACACCAGGAGGTGCGACAACCATTGCTAATTCTTTAGGGGCAAGACCTCCCTCAAGCTCCTGATTGATAGTTTCAAAAGGAGTTCTAAACTGAGCGTTAACATGGGTGCTACTAAGTCTTTTATATCGTTCTTCCACATCACCGAAGTAATCGGTGCCAAGGTCTACGTCCCGACTGACAGAGAGTGCTTGCCTAATCTGCTCTTCAATTTTGCCAAACTTCTTTTGTTTGAGGAGATCGATAGAATTAATAATAGCGTCTTTGAGGGATTGCTCCTTAGCAAACTCCTCAACCTTATCTAAGTAAAACTCTTCGTTCTCCAAAGACTTTTCATCAACGGTATTAATTTCCCTAAGCTCTTCTTTGAAGTCCGACATCAATTCATTATCGGTCTTCATCTCCCTAATCTGTTCTAGGATTTGCTCGTCCGAGGGAAGCTTCTTGTAGGAGCTATAGTATTTTTTAATGACCGACCAAAACTTTTGGTGTTGCGGAAACTCAAAATATGAGTCCTTCACCATAGGCATTGCCTGGACCAAAAAATTATCGTCAGACTTGGCGAGATATACAATCCCGCGTTGAATAGATTCTTGAAATGCGTATGCCATTAGTTGTCCCCTGTTGAACCGAAGCCACCTTCTCCCCGAAGAGTTTTGTTTAAAGGTGAGTTCCACTCATCAGAGTCCATAATGTGAATTTTTGGACAGTAATTTTTGGCACATATTACCTGTGCGATGCGCTCACCTTTTTTAATATTAATAGGTGAAGAATTTAGGTTATGTAACATAACTTTAATTTCCCCCCTGTAGTCTTCATCAATGGTTCCTGGTGCATTGGGAATGATAAGTCCTTTTAGTCCCCATGAGCTACGAAGTCTAATTTGAGCTTCATACCCCGACATTAATACAAAGTGGAGTCCTGTTCCTACTAGGGTGGTTGCTTGTGGATGAATCATAACATCTTCATTAGATGCGATATCGAATCCTGCGGCTCCCTCAGTCTTGTATTCCGGGTCTGGGTTCTGGGACTTATTAAAAATGTACACCTTATCCATCTTCGTGAATTTTTCGTTATCCGTCATGTCTGTTTCCTATGTGTCGTTGTTCAATTTCGCGGTCAATTTTATCAGACGCATCGTCCGCTATTAGTTTGGCACGTTCTTTTCGAATGCGCTCTTTTTGTTCAGATGTCTTTGTATCATCTCGTTTGATTAAGCCTGCCTTTTCCTGAGCTTCGTAATTGGGCGTAACTTTAGAATAAGGGCTTGCAGCCGTGCCAGTTAATTGGTCTTCAGCATCTACCGCCTTCCTAGCTTCTTCGATTTGAAGCTTCATCCATTTATGTTCGGATGCAGCCCCTACCGTTGTATAGTGGGGATTAGTGTCTCCACCTACTGTTCCTGGTATATGGCATACAGCGAGTTTATCCACAATCCATTGTGCATCATGGTCACCCCCAAAGGGACACGCCAGACCAGAAGGTACTAATTCAGGGGGATCTTCCCACACTGCGTGAAATGTTCCTCTCCCTTTACATTCTGGGTCGGGACAGGCGAACCTAAAACGAGTCGTCTCGTTCGTGTTTTTGTCTCCTGCGAATTCCATAGCCATAATATATTATAGCCGCTCTGCTACGAAAACGGCGAAATTTTCTGTGGTAGTCTCGTCACTACCTCCCCAATAAGTACACACACCGGTTATAAGTAATTTATTTTCGTCCATAGCACCTTCGTAACAAGCGAACTTCCATTTATACTTCTTAAAATCAATATTAAACTCCGCCACTCCATCTGTAGTAATATCACCCTTAGAAGGTCTTATTCCTATTCGTTTCCAGTCCGAGTTCCATACATGTACTATTTCAATTGCAAAGTAGCCCCCTCTTTCATCCGAAAATTCTACGTATACACTTTCCACTTCCCCTAAATCCGTTGTGTGAGTGAGACGCCAAAAACCTACTAAATCCTCGGAATCCCAAGTCGGTACATATCCCTTACCGCCAGGACCACAGGCACCTACTAAAAGCAAAATACTTAAAAGAAATTTCATAATTCACAAACTCCATTTTTACAAGTTTCTATAGATTGGGCTTGCTCTTCAATTTTTCCTTCGATAATTAACTTATCCAAATCGAGAGAAGTAATGTCTACAGCTTCCAGGGGTTCATTGCCCCGCGAACCAGCACGGTAGAACGTAAACCCTTTCATGTCATTAGCGTACATCAGGAGGTCCTCGTAGAGGTTGGAGGGTTCGAATCCCTCCGGAAGGTTACAAGTCTTAGAAACTGCTGAATCAATGTATGCTTGTACCACCGCTTGAACTTTAATATGCTCCTCCGGCGTAACCTCATAAGCGCCAACACAGTGCCCCACATCCCGACCTCTAAGGTGAAGTTCTTTGAACAATGGGTCTACAACCACAGCTTCATTCCAAATCCCATCAGTACCAGTCCGCCAACGACGCTTATATACAGGGGCGAATATTGGCTCAAGACCAGTGCTAACACCAAGAACCATAGAAATAGTTCCTGTCGGAGCCACAGTAAGTAGCACCGCGTTACGAAGTCCGTTCTTTTTAACATCAGATCGGATGCGAGATGGCAGCGTTTTAAAAAATTTCTCATCTTTTATTCTGTTCCAGTCGTAAGCGGGGAAACTCCCTTTCTCGCGTCCCAAGTACATGGAGGCTTTGTAGGCTTCGTTTCTTATAGTCGCAAATAATCGCTCCAAAAATTCCAAGCAGTCTTCCGACCCGTACCTGTACCCGGCTTTGATGAGGAAGTAGTGCAAACCGGTAATTCCCAAGCCGATACGCCGGGAACGGATTCCTGCTTCGTCACATTCCGGGATCGGAAAATGGTTCGCGGTAAGAATATTATCCAAGAACCTAGTGCCCGTACGAATCGTACGAGCCATCCTACGCCAGTCGATGTTGCCATCCATGTCAACCATGTTAGCAAGATTAACATGACCAAGACAGCAGTTACCATAGGCAGGAAGCACTTCTTCACCACAAGGGTTAGTAGATGGCATATGCTCGAAATAAGAAACATTGGTGTATTCGTTAGCAAAATCGATATTGAAGATTCCCGGTTCTCCGGATTCAATCGCATTGTCTACAATGCGTTCCCAGAGTTCACAAGCGCGGATCGGTTTCTTCGTTGCTCCTGTAAACAGATCCGCATAGTGTTTAAGATGGTGAAGTTGGGCTCGTCCAAGTGCGTCCTCTTCGTCCTTAGCAACAACATCAATAGTGTCGTTACCTTCTTCAGAAGTACGCTCAACTTCATAAACATAATATTTATTTTGTCTTCCCCCAAATGTGAAGTGCCACTCCTCATCCTTTTCAACAGCCTCAATGAATCGTTTGGTAATGGCAACGGATATATTGAAGTTAGTTAATTCATTTCTGTCCAATTTAACGTGAAGGAACTCCAGAAAATCAGGGTGAGTAATATCTAGTATAGACATGAGTGCAGTTCTACGATTTTTTCCTGCACGAACATGATTTCCAATCTCATTAATCATTCGCATCACCGAAATAGACCCGGGGGCGGAGTTTCTGATGTTTTGAATATTGTCCCCTTTAGGGCGAATTTTAGAGAAGTTAAAACCGATACCGCCCCCTCCACATGAAATCTTATACATATCGGATATAATTTTACCTATACTATCTACGGAGTCCTCAGGATCAAGGACGTAACAGTTAAGCATGTTCTGACGATTTCTACCAGAGCCGTATAGGATACGCCCCCCGGGACAGAAGTCTCCGCTATTGATTGCTTCGTAAAACTTCTGCTCATACTTCTCTCGATTTTCGGGGAACTCCGGATCAGCGGCTGCTGTAGCGACACGCTTCGCACATTGCTTCCAGGAATCTTCCCCAGGATAAGCGTACTTATCCATGAAAATGGTTTGCCCAAGGGAACCTTCCTTGATCTCAAATCCCATTATTCGTTCTCCTTGTCCCAGCCGTAAACTAGAACATCTTCTTCCGGCAACACGAGATAAATATCTTCGTCTACCTTGATCTCTTGACCGGCGAATTGAGCGAAAATAACGTGCATCCCCTCTTCCCAGTGATCGCCTTCACACCCAGCGGCAACTCTTTCAACGTAACCTTCGCTAAGTTTCTTCTCCGTCATCGTTTCGGGGAGGACAATGCCAAATTTGGTCTGGGTTTCGCACTTTTTACGAGTAACTATCAATCTTTTTCCATTTGGGGTATATTCCATTTTTCTATGCTTTTTATTTAGTGATTTTGGTAAGATTATTACGTTTTACAACCTTTAAAGTTTCAGAATATTCTTCTAAAAGTGAAGTTAAATATTCATTATGAGTAATTAAGAACAATTTCTTGTGCTTTGTGAGTTGGTGAATAAGTTCAATTAAACCCTTTACACCGTCTGGGTCGAGATTCTCAGCTACCTCATCAAAGAAAATGATGTTGGAGCGATCTTTCCCCGTTAAAAGAAGAAGGTCGTTAAGTCCCAGCATAACTGCTAGGGATACTCGCTTCTTCTCTCCTCCCGAAAGGGAATCAAAATAACATTCGACCCCGTTATTATAGACAGTTTCGCTTAAAGAATCATCAAATTTTATGATGAAATTTCCCTTGGTCAGAGTGCTTAGGTAGGAGTTGCACCGCTCATTTAGATATTCTAAAATATTACGGATAACATATTTAATTAACCCTGCTTCTGAGAAAGCATGTTCCCAGAATTTCTGGATGTCGTAGCCTTTTTGGGCATCCGTGGAAAGTTTTCCGTACTTACGAACTAACCTCTTTTCCTCGTTACGTTGCTTCGTGAGAATTTTTATTTCTGTATCAATCTCTTTAAACCTTTCAATAGTCTCAAAATCAGCGGTGGTTACAGGAATTTGGAGAGCGTCAGCCTCTTTTCCTAAATCGTTAATTTTTTTCACACACGCTCTTTCTTCAGAGGACCATTTCTCTACATTTACTTCAAGAGTTTTTACCTTCTCTGAATTAGCATGTGAGAGCTTCCCACAATGCTCACAGTTAGCATTCAGTAGATTCTTTATCATGGAATGGGATTGAAGAATACGGTCCCTCAGAACGTCTCTGTGTGCCACAGACCGCTCATACTCTAGATCCTTCTGGTGGTACATACGCTCCTGTTCTTGAATTTCAGTGAGGGACTTACCAAAAATAAATTTGTACTTCTCAGAAGAAAAATAAGATTTAGATTTTTTCTTCATCTCCCGCAGCTTCTTCAACTGAGCACCTATTTTATCAAGCTTATTTGTGCCATTACCTAAAAGGGCTAAATTAACTTTTTTATCGGTTAAGTACTTTGACTTAAGGGACTTAATCGTTGACCTATTCTTAAACAGGTCTCCCACCGATAGAAAGTTTTGAATGATGGCTCTCTTCTCCTCAGCCGTTGCAGTGATAAAATCGGTACTATTCCCTTGCCCAAATACGATGGAAGCGAGAAAAACATTATGATTAATATTGAGAATCTGTTCTAAGTACTTCTGAGTAGCCTGTATAGATTCTTGCGAACAGTTCTCATCTCCTACTGTTACGGAAAGCATGGGCGCTCTTTTAATCCGTTCGATAACTGTATTCCCATTAACTGTAAGAACTACACGACACTTGCCTTTAGTGTGATAATTCTTAAGACTTTTGTCATTTGTCTTACGAATGGTCTTGCCAAACAGCGCAAACATAACAGCTTCGATAATGGTACTCTTACCTGCACCGTTAGAGCCTGTAGGTTTAGTATCGAAGTTCTTACCTATAATACGAACAAGATTGCCGTAGGAATCAAAGTCTACAACAGCCTTTTTAACAGAAAGAAAATTATATATTTCTAATTTATTTAACTGCATCTTTAATCTCGGTTAGCCCCTTCAGCAATTCTTTCTTATCAAAAATAGTATCGCTGGCATTGATATACTCGTCTATCACTTTCTCGTCTAGGCTGAAGATACGGTTCTTAGGGATATACCCAGACTCAAACTTAGGGAGTACGTCTTCAAACACGAGCTCTAGGCTTTGGATAGGGTACTCAGCGAATATCTCGTCTCTCAACCTCTGCTCTGTATAGGAGTCTAGTTTATCCATCTTCACTCTCAGAATAGTGAAGAAGTCTTCGAACTTGTGTATCTTGGCAAGCGCAGGAATCTCATCAATGGTTCCTACGATATGCTTGATACCTTTACCTATAGGCTTTTTAATAAGCTCTATTTCTTGGTCTCGGATTACTAACTCGTGCACAAATTTCTGTGCGTTTGCTTCCCCAAATGTATTAGAGTAAGCTGTGCCAAGTATTACGACGTTGTCATAAATTTTAGGTTTGTGGATGTGCCCCAAAAAAGCGAAAGGTTTCCCTCTAAAGTGCCATTTCTTTACACGAGCTTCGTATGCGTAGTGCCCGTTCGATACGCACTCATCAAACCCGAAATGACCGAAGACTGGGTTCTTATTCTTTTTTAAATCGGCAATGATTTTATCCTCGTCCTCATAGTGGGGAATAAAATCAAAGTTCACATCTCCGATACGAATGGTTTCAGTATCCTTTACGATGCGGGCTTTCTCCGAAAACAGAGAAAGAATAGTGTCCGAGGTTCCATCCTTGCGCAAGGTATCATGATTGCCTCGGTTAACGATAATATTTTTACATTTAATATTGTCCAGAAGGTATCCAAAAGCTAAGAGTTCTTCGCTTCGGGGGTTACGGCGCTCAAACACATCTCCGTTAATCACAACGTGAGAACAGGGCTTGTGGTTGGTCAAGTGGAGAAGTGTCTCTACTTGCCTGTCTAAAAATCCTGGAAAATAGTCGGCACGAAGATGTAAATCGGTAAGAATGACGACTTTACTGGTCTTTAACATAATCTAAAATTTCTGCTTCATTAAGCAGGTGTCCTCCATTATCGAACTCAGCATCAATCATATCCCCAAAAGAACGACCTGCTTCAACGTCAACAGCGAAAGGCACGACAAAGTCCAAGGCATACAAATGTTTGAAGTCATCGGTGCTTTCTAACACAAAACGCATAAGCTCAACAGTTTTTTGTAAATCTTTCTTTGAGCACTGCACTTCAACAGAGTCATGGACCGTAGCAAGGATCTGGGCATCTAACCCCGTAGCTCCCAAGTATTTTTGTAAGCGAAGAATTGAGTGCAGCATTAAATCAGAGGCGGAGCTTTGAATAACAAAATTCATACCTTGTCGCAACGCACGGTATTGATATTTCCTATTAGGACTTGTTACATTAGATAGATGTCTCCGACGCCCAAAAATGCTTACCGCATACCCATTTTCCCTCACGAACTTATGCACAAAATTAATCCACTTAAAAACTCTTGGGAAAGAATCCTGATAAGCTTTAAAAATATTTTTACAGTACCCTACCGACTTACCTATCTGTTCTGCCAATTTTTTCGGACCGCCTCCGTAAACGATAAGAAAACTAACGCTCTTCGCGATCTGCCTTTCTTGTTTAGTTACATCCTTAGCATCCTTCCCAAATACAAGAGATGCTGTAAAGCTATGCAAATCCTGTCCAGAGTTGAATGCTTCAATTAAATTTTTGTCCTTACAGCACTGAGCGAGGACTCTCAATTCTGCTTGAGAGAAGTCGGCGGCAACGAACACCTTATCTTTATCCGCAGTCATCATGCTACGAAGATTAATAGGGTCGTCTTCATCAGGACGGGGTAAAGTGTGGAAAGAAATACCTTTACGGTGTTTAGGTCCTACCGAATAGGTTGAGCAACTCAAACGACCCGTGACCACGTTACCAAAGTTATAACTAGAGTAAACTCGACCATCCTCATTGTAAGCGACAGCTTTCTCAACCCCCTTAACATAAGTCTTGTGTTGTTTTATACGACCCTTATACTTTAACAGAAGTTGGATATACTCTTTTGCGTTTCCAGTTGCCGTGATAGCGACCTTCTGAAGATGAGCCTCTGTGATGGAAGGTGCCTTTGTTTTCTTAGAGAAGTCTACGGCTTTTAACCCAAACCCTTCTTTACTAAAAAGCAATAAACCCATATCGGCATTGGACTTCGGGTTAACATCGTCAATTACTGATAACTCAGAGAGTTTAGTTTCTAGTTCTTCGATCTCCTTGGCAAGGAGTGTATCAAAACGAGACACACAGTCAGTATCAACCAAGATACCCCTATGCTCTACATCAGAGGCAACGACAAGAATATGTTTAAGAAGTTTAGAATAAACGTGATTTACCCCTTTCTTCTTCATTTCTTTGGTCATCTGTTGATGCGCACGGAGAGTAAAATCCGCGTCCATAGCGTTTCCCAACGCCATCTCATCCAGTGGCATGTTTGCCCAGTCATGGGTTCCCCCGTCAGTTACGGTTAGCATCTTTTAATTCTTTTATTATGTGTCCTAGTTCAAAAATAATATTAACGTAATGGGTGTTACTCTTGTAATCTTGTTGGGTAACTTCCCCCGCTTTCATTATAGCATCTCGGTACTCATTTAGAGCACGAATTACCTCATCAAATAATGGAGGGGGAAGTCCAGGTTTTAACATTACTGTGAGACGTGTTTAATCCTAAGGAAGCACCACTGAATGTTGTTACAAAAATCATTATCATCTACGTACTCATCAAGATGAGTTCTAAGATTGTTTAGTATAAACTTTGCTTCGTACTCAGGTACGTCAAAATAACGAGCGACCTTCCGTAGATTAAAACACCCTCGCGGGGCTACTACGTCAGGGTCCCATTTAACAAGGTCCCCTAACGCAGTAAACTGTTGTTCCAAGTTGTTTCCCGGAGTGAACATTAGGCTAAAGTTTCCAAAAGTTTAGCTGTTACAAGGTAAGGGTCACAAGTGGCGGCAGGACGGCGGTCTTCAAAGTAACCGTACCCCTGAGTTTGTACATGAGAGGGAATACGAACGCTGGCGCCCCGGTCTCCAAAACCCCATGTAAACTCATCATAGCTAGAAGTCTCACACTTGCCACTCAAGCGCAAATCATTTCCTGCGCCATATACGTTAATGTGCCCTAGATGAGTCTCCTCTAGTTTACCCATAATTCTTTCTATCTCCTTCAGACCCCCGTTCTTGCGCGTCTTTTCCGTCGATATGTTCACATGGCACCCCGCGCCATTTAGATTTGGGTAAATCTTTGGGTGATACGAAATTCTCATGTTAAACTTTTCACTTCCTTTTTGAAGAATATAACGAGCTACCCACAAATCATCAGAGACTTTAAGAGCATCCTCTGGATTAGTTTGGAATTCCCATTGAGAAATCATTACCTCAGCGTTAGTACCAAACAAAGTAATACCCGCTTTATGGCAGTTTTCTAGATGCTCCTCAGCAACTAAACGTCCGATAACATTACCTGCGCCCACACCACAGTAGAAATCTCCCTGCTTAATGTCTTCTGGTACAAGGGGTTGCATCATTGGATCTGTTAAAGTGTATTCTTGTTCGAAACCAAACAATACACCCAGGTTACCGTGTTTCGAACCGGCGCCAACTATCTCCTCCCCATCCCTTAACTGTTCAGCCAATAAACTTCGCATGTTCGATTCATGGGGTGTACCGTCAGGGTTCATAACCTCACACAGTACCATGTAATTACCCTCACTAAAAGGGTTCTTATACAACCGAACAGGCTTAAGTTTTCGATCAGAATCTTTTAAGTCTCCTTGTCCAGTGCTACCTCCATCGAACGACCACTCAGGTAATTCAGATAAAGTGTGTTTCTTAGAAAAGACTCTCGTCTTTGAACGTAGTTGGGGCATGTCTACAGACCCATCTAACCATATGTATTCTACAGTAATCATTAAAATTTCTCCAATTCTTGAGGGAAGTACTCCTTCACTAAATCCATAAGACCGTGCGGGAGATTTTCGTCAAGTAGCGAGTGCATAATTTTTGTATCACCAATATTATTAAAGTCTTTAATTCCAAAACTCATCAAAAACTTTAGGTCAAATTGGCAATTATGAAAAATTTTCTCGATGCTTGAATCTGCCATTAAATCACCGAGCCTCTCTCTAATGATTTCTTTTTCTTTATCATCGAATGGACTTTCACGATGATGGATAGGGACGGTAAAGGCTTTATTCTCTCCGTACGAAAATGCAATAGTGGACATCTCATCCTTCTTAAAATCTAAGCCGGTGGTTTCGATGTCTGCTCCGACAGCATCATAATCTTTGAGTACATCCATCTGTTCGGTGAACTCCTCAATGGTTTTACATAACACATACCCGGTTCCATCAAACTTATTTTTATTTAAAATAAACTTATTGTAGGCGTTCTCAATATCCTGGACAAACAACTTTCGTAATTTCGGTTCCAGGAATACTAAGTCCGCGCTATAGGTCGGTACTACCGGACACCCTTCGTACCCAAACTCCTTTCCGCGCTTATTAAACAAACCAGACTTCTTAAGTAATGTCTTCATAGCCACATTACCTAAAGGAATAATAAGCTCAGGCTTAATCTGGTCTAAGTCCTTATACAAAAAGGGTCTATGGGTGTTATAATCAGCAGTCGTTAGATCGTCCTCTGAGATGTTGGGTTCCCGAATAGCAGGAACAAACTGATAGTGCCCTTTCGGTATCCCAGTCTTTTCTAACAGGGTGCTGACGACGGCATACTCGTGGTCAGTGAAGTCATATAGGCTTCCGCGCTCACGATATTGGCATGATGTAATAAAAACAATCTTCTCATCCCCAATGTCTGTGGAAGAATAGTCTTTTGTTTTTTCGTCTTTATCGAAATTTTCTAGTAATTTTTCTAAATCCATTATCTATTATGAGTTGTGGGAAAACGCAAAAAAAAGAAACACTATATTGATAATAAGAAGTTTGAAGAAACCATCTTTAACTACTTGGAAAATCCAAAGGACTATGAAGATGATCTTATCGGACAACTAGACTTACTAATTACAAGCATTCTCATATCCTTTAAATTTAAAGTTGATTTTGACGATGCTAAACAAGAATGTTTTGTGCTGTCTTTGAAGGTACTTAAAAACTTTACCCGTGAAAAGGGGTCCGCTTTCAATTACTTCACTACTGTTATAGTGAATAACTTGAAACTTATTTACACTAAAAATAGGAAATACCAGGAAAAGATGCAGCAGTATAAAGACAAGAAGATTAAGGCTTTCTTGGAGGAGTAGAGAAGAAGGAGTGAATTTTAGGATATTCCACATCCACTCTAACTTTCTTATTCACAAGATGAACCAATGATGGTGATGATGTTATTGAAAACGAAGCGAACGATTCAGGGAGATCCCAGCTGTTTACAAGATAAATGGTCTCGTGTCCTTCCTGTTGTTGCCATTCTTCGGCAACTTCAAGCATCTTATCACACCATCTACACCAAGTTGAATAGTAGAAGACCGAAAAGTTTTTATGCTTCCGGTCCTTCAATACCTCGTTCAACTCTTGCTCAGTTCGTAACTTCGTCAGACTTCTCATCGTCTTCCCCACTCAACTCTTCTTCAGCCATCCGCATAGCAGCATCGGCTTGGTCGGCGCTCATTTGTTTCATGATTTCTTCTTTTTCTTCATCCGTCATGTTTTCAACGCGCTCATTTAGTTCAGCAGTAATCGCGTGGATGCCTTTGAAAAACAGAATACGGGCTAGAGTGTCGTTAGACATTTCCCCTCCTGTAAGGGCTTTTTTCAGAGCCTCCCATTGGTCAGTCTCTTCTTTATTTAATTTAATGTATAGCTTCATTCTTCGTTCTCCATCTCGGAGTTTAAAGTTACCAAAAGTTTCGCCATCAACGGCAAATGTGATTTTATCCTTAATGGCAGTCATAGTTTATTATAGTTAACCATGTTAAAAAATATCGACTCAATCTTAGAATTTGGGGATTTCTCCAAAAAACGTCGCGTCAACAGCAAGCGCAAGGGCAGTAACTTCGAACGTAAGATAGCGAAGATACTTAACGGGCGATTTGAAACTAAAGAGTTCAGTAGAACCCCCGGGTCGGGAGCTTTTGCCACTACCCATAGGAACCTTCCAGAACATCTCCGTATTCAGGGAGACTTAATTACTCCAGTTACCTTCCCTTTTGTAGTTGAATGTAAAAATGGTTACGATGTACAACTTGATGATTTATTCAAACGAAAAAGCGATTTCAAGTCTTTCGTCTCACAGGCTCAGAAGGACGCCTCTCACGCCGACAAGGATTGGATGGTAATCTACCAGAAGACGCGACGAATGGCTCTTGTAATCGTCGGGAAGCCGTATCAGATTAAACCGGAGCTAGTTCTAGACGGTATCTACTTTATCTATCCTCTTAATGAGTTCCTGAAGCTGTCTAACGAAGTCTTCGGCTTTCATAGCTGAGTTACCGACTTCCAGTCCCGGAGCGTTTCCCCCTCCGCCCTTACAACTCATATTTTCCTTGGTCTTCTTAGAGGGATAACGGACCTCTTGGACCTTAGAGTTGTCTTTAACACGGCGCGTTAATTCCTGTCCAGTACTAAGTGTAGTAGAGGTTCCTGTTACCTTTATCTTCGCCTTAGGGGTACCCTCAGGGTTTCCGTACCCCAAGACATCCTCCATAATCTGCTTATTAATTGCGTCCGACTCCGTACTTATGCACGTATCCTTTCCAGGCTCAGTAATAACCAGTAATTGATTTTGAGAAGCTGAACCTGCTTGCATCATTTCTATAGCTAGATTTGTTCTAAACCCAGGGTCATTTCTATGCTGGTTACGGTAAGCCTGGGTTAAAGTAGTCTCGATTCGTTTTCTAGCCTTCTCCTTATCAACACTTCCCTCGGGGGCATTCTCATACTCCTCAATATGTTTTTGGAGTTTCCCAAATGCCTTACCGTCAGGATAGGCCAGTTTGTTGATCTCGCCTTTGAAGATACTGTGTATACTTGCTCCGTTTAGCCCTTCAATTGCAGCCATCGTATCATGGGAAAACTGAATCTCCCCCAGCTTATAGTTGTCAGCCGCTTCCGCGTCCTTTTTGTCAAATTTTTGGCCAAGATTTTTCGCAACCGTCTCTATGTAATTCAAAGCACGATTTCTAGCCGCCCTAGTATCGGGAGAAAAGCCTACAATCTTCCCTGTCTTCGGCGGATCTGTTTCCACGCCGTCGACTACAGCACAGCTGATTTTACCCATTTGGATTAATTCACCTCCGAACGAAAATTTCAGGTTTACACCTGTGGCGTCAGGTCGATCGTAATGGTCTCGGTTTTTATCGTCATCGGTTCCGAAGCTTCCCTCTCCTGAGTTCACATTAAATTTACCGTGTTGTTCAAAGGCTTCCAGGTGGGTTTTCCCTTCTTCTTCAGGACAAGTTACTTCAACATCTTGGGTGATTTTCGCACCTATATTTTTACCAGCTTTAACCTGTCCCGTAGGACCTCTTCCTACTACGTTAAAATCACAGCCCTTAAACTGTGGGTCCGATACCAAAGGGTTCCACGAGTTTATCATGGTGGCAGTAAACCAGGCTAAAGCTTTAGAACCATCAACCTCTTCGCCCAGCTCTTTTTCAATCTGGTCCAAAATAAGGTCTGTACCAATCTCATTAATAGTAGCGAATTGATAGTCCGGGATTCTCCCGGCGTTCCGTTCTTCGGCTCCCCATATCAGAAGATTTAAATCAAAATTTTCTTCAGCCATCATATTTTTGATTGCTTCCTGCAATCCAGGGCACCCACGTGACGGATCTTGTTTGTGCCCACATTCCATCCATGCCTTAGCAATTTTGGGACCATGTTCAGCCATTACTCCCGCCATTCCACGGTATGCGTTTGCTTTAGCTGCGTTTGTGCCTCCCCAGAAAATAGCAGGTTTGGGCTTACCTGAAGTATCGAATCCGTTTTCTCCATATAAAGGATCCTTCTTCTTCAAACTATCATCATGGATTTGGACCATCATCTTGTATAGAGGACCATCTTGGTTATTTATTTGTACACCATAATTGTGGCCTCCCTCTTGGTACTCTACTGCAGCAGCAGCTAAAGGACCTCCGCAATACTGCCCATTAACAGGATCTGGAACCATATAAATACCTTTCTTCTGTGAATCTCTTTGCCCTCGCAAACGAAAACAATCGCGGAGGAACTTACGGTCAGCTTCCGACAGCTTTTCGCCGAGGTCTAGTTTCCTTTTAATAGCAACCAAATTCAGGACGGTCTTCTCTAAATGTTTAACATCCTCGGCACATTCCGCCGCGTTCTCCTGAGCCTTTTGTACTCCTTCTTCTTGGGTTAAAGTGGATTGTGTGTCCTTGAGCTCTTTTTCCGGTAAATACGTCACGTCGAGAGCTTCGTCAGACCTTGCTCTAGCCGCTCTTCGCAAAGCTCCACTCCTACCACCTCCACAGAGCTGGCGCATCATAGTTCTCATTGCGTCGTTATCGGACTCGAAACCCACGGATGCTAAAGCGTCTGCTGCTCTTTGTCCTGCGTCGTCGGCAACTTTTTGAGCCTCTTCCTCTACTTGCTTTTTTAATTTTGCGGCGCTAATGGTCTCTTGGGCAGTACCTTTTTCGTCTTCAGCGGCTTTTCGGCTTAACTCAGCTTCTTCGGGATTTTTTTTGTATGCATCAACAATGAGCTTCCAATCGGAATATATAAACGTGAACGTGCCGTTCCTGGGAAGACTTCCTGCTGCACCCAAACCTGCTCCTTTCTCGGTTGGGGGTTTAAACTTGATCTGCATCGTCACCACGCCTTTATTTCTCGATTCAGAAGAGTATGGCGTCCCTGGATTAGCTATCGATTTCTCTTGGGCCATCCCCGGGTCTCCTCCCCGTTGGTCTTCGGGGGGATCTAGACCTGATAAATTCGCAAAGATGGAGGTCCACCGATTTACATTCTCAGGGGTAACCTCTTGCGCTTCTAGCAATATATTGTTCCCAGCAGCTTGGTACGCGTCGATGAATTCAGATAGTTCCATATTATATTAGAGTAGGCTTCCCTGATATTATATACCAAGAAAGCCTAAATATTTTCCAATTAAAACTTATAAGATAGCTATCGGAGACATTACGGCATCGATATCAGAAGTCTCAGTGAACTGGACAGCGAAGTCGTAGCGTAGAGCCATCTCAATAGTATGGAATTCGTTAGTTGCGTAGTTAAACTCACCAAGCTTCCAGCCCTTAGGGTAGCACCCATAAAGGTTTACGTGAGTAATCGGGTTGCGGTGCGCATCCAATTGCCAAATGGTTACAGTTCTCTTGAAGATAGGAGCTTCAGTAATACCAGCAAGACCTTCTGGACTTGGGTTTACTTCGCTAGTGCCATTACCGAGACCACCGTAGTGAATACCGTAGACTGGGTCGTACACACTTCTCATCCACGCAAAAAGAGAGTCGGCAATATCACCTTTCACTAAATTATCAAAAGTAACAGTGATTTCATCAGGACTTGCTTTACCTGGATAGTAGAACTTTTCGTTTACACGATGAACTTCAATATCTTCAACAGTAAAGCCGGGTTGAGTAACTTGCTTGGCAGCGAGAGTTAGACGATCTTGAGAATCAAGACCCGGAACGTTAGAGAGAGCACCAGCGAATTGGGGGATTTGAATTTCCCACGCGTATGCGCGGAAAGATTCCAAAGCATGGGATAAACGTGGGCTATCTGCAATTAATTCAGCAGCTCGTTGTACGTAATATTTTCCTGCAGCCATAAGTATTTTTTACCTCAGTATTATATAGTGTTATACACTAGCAGATTGATTTGTGAGGTTAAGTTCGAATACTAAGATTTCAGCAGTCTTAGTAGGCTTAATAATAACCTTGCACCAAAGTTCGTTTCTATCAACGCGGAGTGGGGTGTTAGTACTTGCGTCACAGACAACAGAGAATTGAGTGATACCTCGTCTCTGCTGAATATCAGCTAATGCTGGGCAGATAACGTTTCTTACTGCTTCCCAAGTAATTGGGTCGTTAGGCTCAAAAACAAATCTACGTGCGGCTTGAAGAACAAGTC